CCATGGTGAGGGGACTTCTCTGCTGGGCGTGCAACGGAGCAATAGCAAAGTTCAAGGACGACCCAGTTCGACTAGCCAACGCGGCCAAGTACTGTGAGCAGTGGCCCGCACAGACGATATTGAAGGAGAACAAATGAGAAGGATCAAGCGCCTCTTCTACGACATCGAGGTCAGCCCTGGTGTGTACTGGGCATGGCGTCCCGGCTACAACATCAACCTGTCGTACAAGAACCAGCTCAAGGAAGCTGCGATCATTTGCGTATCCTACATGTGGGAGGGTGAGAGCAAAGTTCATCACCTACAGTGGGACGCCAAGCAGAATGACAAGGCGTTGGTCGCCAAGTTCATCAAGGTGTTGCAGTCGGCGGATGAGATCTGCGGGCACAATTCTGACAGCTTCGACCTGAAGTGGGTGCGTACACGGGCCATCAAGCATGGGCTCCCCATGTCACCTGACTTCGTGGCATACGATACGTGGAAGGAAGCGAAGAAGATGTTCCGATTCGATAGTGGATCGCTCGACTATATCACTAAGTATCTTGGCGTGTCCCGTAAGCTAGACACAGGTGGTTCCAGCTTGTGGACACAGGTGGTATTCGATAAGAATAAGAAATCGTTGGCCAAGATGGTAACGTACTGTGATGGCGATGTAGTTGCACAGGCAGAGGTATTTCAGAAGATGAAACCCTACCTGAAGAGCAAGAGCCATTACGCAGACTTCGTGTCCGACTGCCCCGAATGTGGCAGCGAGAACACGACGGTATCCAAGCGACGTAGAACAGCACAGGGACATCGCAAGATTCAATTTGTTTGTGCTGACTGCGGCCGGTATCATACGGTCGCTGCGTCGAGGTACGAGAAGGATGCTGCTATCTGAGGAGGCAACAGCCATGAGAGTATATTTGTGCGGACCCATGGCCGGGTGTACTGACGAGGAGGCGGGCGAGTGGCGCAAGGCCGCGACGACGCACCTCAATGGATTTGGTATCACGACTTTGGATCCTATGGATCGCGATTACCGTTACACCAAGTATGGTGATGATCCGGAGAGCGTGCTGCCTGACCTAGTGGAAGAGGACAAGATCGACATCGAGATGTCGGACGTGATCCTATGCAACTTCACCAAGCCCAGCACGGGCACGGCGATGGAGCTGATCCTAGCGTGGCAGCGGTGCAAGCGTGTGATCGTTGTGAACCCGAACGGGTTGCAGCTATCTCCTTGGGTGCACTACCACTCTCATGAGATCTATGACAGTATGCACGAAGCGTACGATCACATCGTAGAGTTCAACAACAGGATCCAGAAGTGAGCATCCGCAACTGGCGTGACTGGTTCGTACCCGAAGGGGATGTTGAGCCCGCTCATGTGACGAACGATGAGGCTGACATCGCATCGGGCGCACGCCACAAGGATTTCGATAAGCTGGTGCTGGTGCGGAAGCAGCCACCTCGCTGTGCCAAATGCAAGCGATTCATGGGATTCGAGGATGGAATGTACATCATCATCTCCGGTGATTGGCGTATACACATCCACTGCTTCGGTGAGGTACTGGAGCGCCACTTTGAAGATGGTGAAGTGATCGACCTAACCACGGGTAACATCGTGCAGATAGAGATAGGAGTAGACTGATGAAGGATATGGTGAACAGCCCGTCCCACTACAACCAGACAGAGCTGGAGTGCATCGACGCGATCAAGTACGCACTGGGTAAGGAAGGCTTCGTAGCGTACTGTCGTGGGAACGCCATCAAGTACAACTGGAGAGCAGGCCACAAGATCGACTCGGTTGAGGATCTGAAGAAGGCTGCGTGGTACTGTCGCATGGCAGCAGGGGACGACCCGCGAAAGGATCCTAACTACAACAGGCCCCCGCCGAAGAAAGACCTTGCTCCCTGCGGGCTCTCTGATTGCGAGGTCGGCCCGTGTCAGACGGACGCGGAACAACTGGTCCCGCGCCCTGGTCATGTGATCGAGATCTGCAAGCACAAGCGATCCAACTGCTACGAGTGTGATCTCCACAACGATGTCGACATCCGCCATAATGCTGGTGGTGTATTCGTTCCGGCTGAGTGCGATACCCGAGGCGTCGAATGAGTAGTGAAACTCGATGGGTGGCGTACTTCATGGAGCAGGCGAAGCTCGTCGCCTCCAAGTCCAAGGATGAGTCTATGAAGGTTGGGTGTGTGTTGGTCAACCAGAACAACACCGTCACCTCGACCGGGTACAACGGCTTCCCTCGGGGCGTGGATGAGGATGATGATCCAGACCGCCAGAAGCGACCGGAGAAGTACCTGTGGACTGAGCACGCTGAGCGGAACGCGGTCTACAACGCTGCCCTCAACGGGGTCAAGACACAGTACGGCAAGGCGTTCGCTACCGCACACCCATGCGTGGAGTGTGCCCGTGCGTTGATACAAGCGGGGATCATAGAGTTGTACATCCCAACGAAGCACAGCGATCCCTTCTACAAGATGGGTCGGTGGGTTGATTGGGAAGAGTCTTTAGAGAAAGCGTTAGAGATACTAAGCGCAGCGGGGGTTAAGGTCACTCATGTCATTTGATGCGAAGGGTAACTGGGTAGAGAAGAGCAAGGAAGAGGCCGCGAAGTTCGTTGCTGATCTTGATGCGACCAACGCCGGTGGTATCACACCGGAGCTGCAACAGCAGCTCGACGGCATGGCCCAGCTCATCTTGCAGGAGGGAGGTAACCTCGTCAAGGGCAACGCCAACTCGACTGCGGCCCTCACTGGCGTGCTGACGAAGGGCACGCACACAGTGGACATCGTCCTGCCTGTGTACGGTGGGCTCAACGTCCTGATCCCCTGTGTCCAGTCGGTCATGACCAACACCCAGTGGCCATACAAGCTCATCATCGTGGACGACCGGTCACCTGATGATGCCACCCGTGCGTGGCTGCGTGAGTTCGAAGCGGAGTTCTCCCAGCATACCGTGCTGTGGAACAAGAGGAACCGAGGCTTCGCCGCCACCGTCAACCGTGGCATCGAGTTTGGCGACAGCCCCTATGTGTGCCTGTTGAACTCGGATGTGCTGGTCACCAAAGGGTGGCTGATGAAGATGGTGATGGCGCTGGAGGCAGACGAGAAGAACAAGATCGTCAACCCCTGCACCAACAACACCGCACTCATCAACATCCCGCTCCAGCAAGGCTACGACTACAAGGACATGAACAAGGCATTTGAGAAGCTGTCCCACCACCTGTACCCTGAGATCATGCCCACTGGATTCTGCTTCATGTTCCCCCGCGACTTGATCGAAGAGATCGGTACCTTCGATGAGGGCTACGGCTCCTACGGAGAGGAGACAGACTTCTGGATGCGGACCATCACCAGGGTGGTGGACGGACAGGTATCCAACTGGCGCGCAGTACTGGCTGACGATACGTACATCTTCCATGAGAGAGGGTCGTCGTTCAACGTCCTCGGTGAAGAGGAGCACATGGGTCTCCGCAAGTCAGGGTCATCCCGGTTCCACAAGATCTGGCCTGGGTTCCCGGCATGGCAGAAGACGTTCGACGTGGAAAACTCCCTCCGTCAGCTCAGGACACCAATCACGCCAGCGCTGATCCAGAAGGAGAACCCCAAGTACAAGATTGCGTTCGTGGTGTACAGCACCGAGAACTGTGGTGGCATGAGGGTGATCGCTGACATCGTCAACCGGCTCAACGACAACAACGTCGAGGCCAAGGTGGTGCATGTCAAGCGAGAGCAGAAGTCCGTTACGGTTCCTGTCTCATCCCTGAGATCAGGGCCGGTGCTGTTCGAAGGCGCACCTGACTTCATCCAGAACTTCAAGGAACAGGTGTTCGATGCGGGCATCGTGGTAGCAGGGACAGGTGAGTTGATGGGTATGGTGGCTGCTGTGTGTGGCGACGACCCGAACCTGACCTCGCTGCACCTATCACAGAGTGACGACGTAGCGTTGGCCCCCAATAAAGAGCTATCCGATGCCATCAAGAACGCGAACAAGCTGGCTGACTGCACCATCACCAACAGCAAGTGGGTAGCATCGAAGATGGAGAAGTACGTAGATGTGGCTGGTCACTTCAGCCCCGGGTATGACGAGACAGTGTTCTTTCCCAAGGGTAGAGAGAAGGGTGACGAGCGGAAGACGCTGCTGATCTCTCTTGGCAACAAAGGGTACCCGTTCAAGGGTGACGATAGAGGGGTGGCGTTGTGTAAGTCTCTTCACGCGCTGTGTAAACAGAACAAGAAGGAACTCAGGATACTAGCCAACGGCGTTGAGTCCGTGTCAGGAGCCCAGTACATCGTGGGCCTCGGTATTCTGAATCAGACAAGGTTCGCCAAGATCCTCGGGTCAGAGGTGGACGTGTACTGCGACCCCTCCATCAACCACAGCTATGGGCTCCCCTCACTGGAGGCCATGGCCTCGGGCGTTGTCCCTGTATGCTGGAACAACCAGGGCATCAAAGAGTACGCAACCAACGACCTCGATGCCATCATACTCAACAACAAGACACCTGTTGAGGCGGTAGCGGAGAGGCTCTACAACCTCCTGTTCAACGAGCCGAAGCGGCTGGAACAACTGAGGGTAGAGGGGCTGAAGACGGCCCGTCGGTTCAAGCGGGACACAGGTGCGTTCGACTTCATCAAGCTGCTGGAGAAGACCCTTGACCTCACCCGCTCACGGCACTCAATCTCTATCATTACACCACATCTTAGGAAACACGGTGGCCCCACTACCATCATGAACACCGCCAACCTCCTGCATGATGCGGGGCACGACGTTGTGCTGTACTGTGTGGTGCCTGACATCACACCGGACATCCAGAAGAGCAGCAGGGTGCCGATCCGCCTGGACTGGCAGAGCATCAGGCCCTGCGACGTGCTGATCACGAACTCGGACAACCCGCACAACAAGTACTTCTCGGAGCTACCCCAGGTCAAGAAGAAGATCCTACTCAAGCTGTCCCACAACCTACGGTTCCAGCAACTAGAGGCCGACTCACTGAACATCAAGTGGGACGCCATCGCCACCAGCACAGGGTGGCTGAAGGGTGCGTGCGAGACCGTAACAGAAGGGTGGGAGTACGATACTCAGCCCGCCAGTCGGGTGGGGTGGTACCACTACGGTCACCCGATCTTTGCGTGCCCTCCGAATGAGAGGGGGTTCGGGAACATCAAGTCGAAGATAGCACTTGGCACGCTGATCCACAAGCACCCGCTCAAGGGCACCATGGAAGCACTAGAGGGCTTCAGGACTATGCTCCAGAAGAACCCCACGACCGTCCAGTGTGTGTCTGTGGGCGAGGTCGTGGAGTTCGGTAAGCAGAAGCCTGACTGGATGAACTACGTCCTGAATCCCTCACGCTCAGAGATGGCCCAGGTGATGCGTCAGATGGACATCTGGGTGATCGCCTCCCACACTGAGGGGCTGGGTCGCCTGACGCTGGAGGCTATGTCCTCTGGGTGCGCCATCGTGGCCACCAACACGGGCGCTGAGTTCCTGAAGGATGGAGAGAACTGTGTGTTGTTTGAGCCGGGCGATCAGAACGCCCTCAACAACGCACTGGACAAGGTGATTACGGACGATGACCTCAGGAAGAGACTCATCGAGGGTGGCTACGCCACAGCAGGCGCAGCCGGTGACCCCACAGAGTATGTGAAAAGCTGGAACAAGATCATAGGAGACTGTTGTGAATAGACCTGAGATGATGGATCTTATTGAAGAGAAGTTCCTTGAGACCGAACCCGGTGACTTCAACTCAGTTGACCACGCTCTGATTGTGGCGGCGTCGGCGCTCCAGTACTTGGCCTCCCAGTGCGACATAGAGGATACAGATGACGAAGAGAGCAGTTAGTATCTGCACATACAACAGGCACAGGCACATCGGTGACGTGATACAAGGTGTGCTGGACACAGTACCGGAAGGAACTGATGTGTTCGTGTGTGATGACGGCAGCAGGGATGGGACACATGAGATGGTCGTGCCTGACTTCCCCAACGTCCACTACTACTGGGGTCCGAACCTCGGTGTGGCAGCGAACAAGAACCGCGCGCTGTACCTCATGCAGAATCACCACTTCAGCGCCATCCTTGAGGACGATCTCATGCCCATCTGCGGGGGTTGGTTCGAACGGTACGAGGAGATGGCGACACGCACAGACATCCATCACTTCTGCCGGGTACAGGACAAGGAGATCCCTGAGACCTCTCCTGCCTTCTCCAACTACATCGCCAAAACGATGAACGTGACCCCCATCTACGCCACCTCACCCAGAGGTGACTTCACCTTCCTCACCCGCAAGGTCATCACCACGGTG